CAGACCATTAGGCGTATAGGCCGCGGTGCAAAGATCATCGTTCCAATCATCTATGGGTCTAACTCAACTGCCGCTTCATACGCTGGCGCTGACACAATTCCGATTACTGCTCAGGATGGCATTAGTGCCGCAGAGTACGACTGGAAACAGTACGCAGCGACAGTAACCATTACTGGTATTGAAGAAGGCAAAAACAACGGCGAAGCAGCAATCATTGACCTCCTTGAGGGCAAGATTATGCAAGCCGAACAAACCATCATCGACAACATGAACACCATGTTCTGGGGTGATGGCACAGGTAACGGTGGCGACGACTGGATGGGTATCCAAGGTATCGTTGCTGGCGGAACGCTGGGTGGAATTGACTCAACAGCGGCTGGTAACTCGTGGTGGGCACCAACAATGACCAACCACGGTGCAGCAGCATTGTCTTTGGCAGCGATGTCGTCTGTGTACAACACCGTTTCGGTTGGTAACGATCAGCCGACGATCATATTTACTGATCAAGAGCGTTATGAAGATTATGAAGCTCTGCTTCAGCCAAACCTTCGGTACACAAGTGCTGAAGTTGCTGATGCTGGTTTCCAGAATCTTCTTTTCAAAGGCGCTCCAGTAACTTTTGATGATGCTTGTGAAGCAAATGCTATGTACCTCCTTAACACGAAGTATCTTAGGCTTGTAGGGCATACGGAAACTTGGTTCCAACCAACTCCGTTTGTGCGTCCCACGAACCAAGATGCTCGCTTTGCGCAGATCTTGTGTTACGGAAACTTGACTTGCAGCAACCGCTCAAGGCAAGGACGTTTATTTAACATCGCCTAATTTCGATTAGGTATTTGGTGGGGGGTGCTTCGGCACCCCCACACCACAATTCGGTTTAGTGGAGCAAAATGCAGCGAGAAATAGCACTCACCTACAGACCAGATGCTCGCATTGCTGGTTCAACTGGCAGTCGTCCAGGCCACTACGCACCTGGCGAATCACGCAATGCTCGCCCTGTTCCTGGGGTAACTGCGTATGTAGACGAAGTGCTTTCAACTGTCACAGCACAGCATTTTTGTTCCGCAACGACCCGTGCAGGCAATCCGTGTAAAGCACGGCCAGTCGGCGGGTCGGATATTTGCATTGGTCATACCCGCCAGAAGGCGGCAGGCTGATGGCTTTAACGCTGGCACAAATGCGAACACAGGTTCGTAGTGTGGTAGATATTGATTCAACTGATATTGATGACACAACGCTAGACACAATGATCGGTCAAGGTTTTGATCTCATTGTTTACAGCGAGAAACGTTGGCCTTTCTATGAGGTTCGTACAACGTTTAATACTGCGGATGCAACGAAG